AGTGGCGTGAAACTTACGATCCAATAAATTCCACCGACCCAGCCTATAGCAGAAATAAATTAAATGCAGTTTTTACTGGTGAACTACTTGAAGACCTTAAAAATAACGTGAGAGCATTTCCTACAGAATTAACATTTGAGGTTGCTCATAGTGATAAGCGACATAAAAAGTATCAAGGTGTGACAAAGAAGATTGGATCACGATCAAAATACTCTGAAATCTCTAGTTACCTGGTGGATGATCTTGGTTACAATTATTTTAAACTAACGAAAAAAGCTCAAGGCGAGATTACTAAGCAAATAAAAGAAGAACTTTTTAAACTGCTCGCTAATATTTAGTGGGTTGACATAACACGAAAAAAGGGTTGACAATGAAAGAACAAGATCAAGCTCCAGTGGGGCAAGAAGATTCAGCCAGTGGCGAGTCTGCCAAGACAAAAGATTCAGTTTCTTATGATTCCTATCAGAAATTGCTTAAAGAGAAGAAATCAGTTCTCTCAAGGTATTCTGAATTAGAAAACCAAGTTGCCCAGCTACGTCAAGAAAAGGACATGGCAGAAGGGAACAAAGACAAGGTTATCGAGGAACTTAAAAAGCAGAATCAGCAAATTAAATCAGAGTATGAAAAAACTAAGCAATCCTACACATGGTCTACCTTAACAGGTGAGATTAAACGTGAGGCGATGAAGCATGGTTGTAAAGATCCTGATAAACTTTTGCGCTTAATGTCAGATGATGATCTTAGATCTTTGGAAATTGGTGATGATTTTTCTATTAGCTCTGACGGGTTAAAAGAGATTATCGAAAAAAATAAGAAAGAAAATCATTTCTTATTTGAGTCATCTCCGAAGACTGCTGCGGTAGGAGTGCCAGGAAAGAAAGCTCCAGTTGAACCTGAAAAAAATATTATGGATATGACCATAGATGAGCTACGGTCATTGTATAAACAGACGTATAAATAACATAGGAGAAATAAATGTCAGTAGCTAAAAATGCAGACGTTGTTAACGTACAAGAAGCATTGGTTGCCGAAGTTGTTCAAAGAGAACTTCAAGCATCTGCTAAACTTGCCCCACTTTTCGTAGACTTTTCTGAGCTAGTTGGAAAAGGTACAGCATCACTTAAGATTCCTCGTGCAGATTCATTCTCTGTACGTTCTCGTGATAATGCCACTCCAACAGCTGCTACAGCTGATAACCTTACTTTTGGTTTTGATGAAATCCTTCTTAACCAATCTAAGTATGTTTATTATGTAATCCCTGGTGATGTTGAGCTAGACGCTAAACCATCTTATGAGCTTACTGCTGCTGGCCGTGCTGCTTCTGCTCACGCTCGTAACATGGACATTGCGCGTATTGATGCTCTTTGGACTGGTGCTCAATCTGCAAACGATTATGATTTCGTTTCTGGTACTACTAGCATCGAAGAAGCTCTTCTTTCTATGATTGAAAAAGCTGATGAACTTAATATGCTTGACGATGGAAACCGTTTTCTTATCGTTAAACCAGAGCAGCGCAAGCAGCTTCTTGGTGTAGCTAATTTCGTTCAAGCTGATCGTTATGGCGACAGAACTCCAATCGTATCTGGTGAGCTTGGTTCACTTTATGGCGTTCGCGTTGTTATGGTTAACCTTAACGGTGCTACTGCTGCAACTCTTGGCGGAACTTTTGGTGATGGCAAAATGATGCTTGTTCACCGTGAGTCTTTAGGTTTTGCTTTCCACCGTCAACCTGCTCACGACATGGAAAAAGCTATCGAGTATGGTGCAGGATCAATGGCGCATACTTGGGACGTTAAATACGGCCTTAAAGCAATGCAAGCCGGTGCCCTTATCGTTCGTGCTTATAACGTAGTTTAATAGTTAATGCGCAAACCTGTTGGAAGAATACCTAAATTCATCTCCTCTGAAAGTCCGAAAGGACTTCAGAGGAAGATGTTACAAGTACAATCTAAACTAGGTTATGGTGTTGAGTGGTTTGACATTCAGCACGACAAAAAGCAATGGATTGCTTGGTATATTGATCAGGATGACATCACTCTCCTAAACGTGGAGGAAAAGCTTGATACCTCAGCCGGCTAGTGGAACAGAAAGAGACAGAAGCTTTAAAAGCTTTGTTGAATCACCAACTAGGGGTGCAGAAGGTACTGCTCAAGAAGTTTTTATTGGAAACACCGATGGTTTTCCGGTAACAATTGAAGACACAATCGCACAACAAATCTTAAAAGCATCAGACAGAACAAAACAATTTACTTGGCTTGATTTCGGTTCAAGAAACGAAAGAGTTAGCACAATCGTTTATACAGCTCCTTCAGTAGGGGCATATATATTAACAAAAACATTTTCCTATTCACTTTCAGGCAATGCTTATAGGCTAGATAGTGAAATATTAGTTTTAACATAATCGGAGTTTAAAAATGAAATTAGTAGATTTAAAGCTACTTGATAGCGTTGGTGGAACATACGACCAGACTAGAACTACAATTCAAGGTCGAGTAAGTCAAAAGACCATTGATTCTAAACCAGTTCTTGGGCCTTCACCAACTAGATTCCTTGATGTCTTCTCGGACACTGCCGGTGCATTTACTCCTACCACTACAATGTTCGCCACAGATAACGGTCGAGTATTCATGATCGGTGCTGTTGCCGGTGGTGCTTTGCCTGTTGTGTGTTATGAAATTAACCAAGTGACAGGTGTTCATTCTTATGTGGGACGAGTAAATATATCTGTCCCTTCTTCTCCTGCAATTGTTCACACAATTCGTTCAATTAAGGTAATTGATAACGGTATTACAGGGTGGAAGATTTATATTGTTGCAACTGGTACGGTTCTACTTGGTGGATCTGGTGTATTGCTTGCCAATAACTTAGCAAAAGCAGACTTCTCTCAAGTTTCTCCTCCAAATATTCCGTTTGCTACAGGTAACAACCAAAAAGCAGTTTATCAACTTGGTCGTCTTTCATCTTTGAACTCAAGATCAATGACAATTACTCTTGGTACTCCAGTTAAATTTAACTTTACTGCACATGGATTCCAAAACAACGATCAGGTTTATTTTACATCTCAAGTTGGTTCATCTTGGACAGCTTCTACATTTGCTGTTAACACAAAGTATTTTGTAAGAAACGTAGCAGCAGATTCATTCGAGCTCTCAGCCAGTTTTAACGGAGCTTCTATTGGTGCTGCTGCTGGCCCGACATCAGTAGTATTGCAGCCACTCAATCAAGAAATTGACTCATTTGGTGCAATCATTGACGTGGCAGCCGACCGCCTCTATACCCACGTGGGAACTGCCGCCAACCCACAGTATTTCGTGCGTGACACTTCAGTGGCTCCAACCTACTCACCCTTAACCGTTGATGTAACGTCGGGAACTCCTGCCAAGATCGGATTGGTCGCGCATGGTTTGACTGAAAACGAGCCAGTTCAATTCCTTGCTGGTACGCTGCCCGCTGCCTTTGTGCTCAATACGACCTACTTCGTGCGCGTTGTAACGGCTAACGACTTTGAGCTGTCAGCCACTGCTGGCGGTGCTTCGATTAACGCCCTGACAACCTCAACGGGTGTGACACTTGGGAAAGCGTTTGGCTACACCAATTCCCAATGGCTGCACTCAACAAGCATCCTTCCAGCAATTTCAGGTGTTCTGCTCGCCACGACTGACGTTGATGCAATTGCTACTCCCGTCAATGCTCCACTAAACGGCTCACTCCTCAACGGTCAAAAGTGTGCTTTCTTTGCAACATCAACCAACCTGTACCTTGGCAGGCTTGATGAATTAACTGCCGGTGCAACCACATGGCCATCACTCACCACCTCGAACATGCTAGGATTTCCGTCCCAGATTGTTGCACCTGTTGTTGTTTCAGCCTCTTGGTCGGACGCACTTGATCACGCCATTGTGTTAATCGGTCAAGCAGCAACTAACGCATTCAGATTCATGCTTAAAAAGGTCGAAAACAATAAATTCACCACCTTGTTTGGCGACTCCTGCATGGAGTGGTACGAAGCTTCCTCTAAAGAAGCTTACGAGCTTAGACCATCACTTCCTTATCTTAACTTCACAAATAACTCTGGATGGTTGTTTGCTCTTTCAAGTGCAACTGGTCAAAGAGGTGTTTTTGCTTCTGATGTGAGATCGGACACAATCTTTGATTTCTCTTATATTGTTTCAAAAGTTTTAACCATACCACAAAACGCCATTATCAAGTCTGTTGATGTTAAAAGAGAACTCATTAAAACCGGAGGCGAGATTGACGTAAAATACCGCCTAAGTGGATTTGGTTCTATTTCTAATGGATGGACATTGCTCGATGCTGATCAGGAGTTATCACTCGCAGCAGGCAGTCAGATTCAATTCAGACTAGATTTTAGAAGTCATTCAGCAGACAAAACAAGTCACGTTCAAGTTTCTGACTTGCTTGTAGGTTATGAGGCGCAAGAGGAGTTGTCTGATAATTGGGAATACAGTTTTGATGATTCTGCTAGTGGATCACCTACAAGATCAGGTTTCAGACTTAAGGCAGCTTATCAAACTGCTGTACCATCAACTCTTACCTTCAGAGCATTTGATCTTAGCGGAACACAGATCGTTGCTGATTCTATTACTACTCAGCCTACTAGATTTCAATATTCAACAGATAATGGTTTAACTTGGCTTGCTCTTGGAACGATTCCAAATGTAGTTGGCACACTTGTTCGATATACATTTACATCGCCTCCAGGAACAGACGTAAGACCATCACTTAAGGATAGTTAATGTCTAATCAGCTTATATCCGGCGGAACCATCACCCAGGGGACAACTCTGGGTGCTGAGTTTGCCAATCAATTAATAACTGGTGGATCATTTCAACCAACTTCACAGGCCTGTATTGTTGATCTGACTCCTCCCACATTTGCAGGAATTGACTTTCTAACCAGAGGGCCATTGGGTCAGTTAAGAATGTCATGGCTATCAGGATCAGATGTAACGCTGCCTATCAGGTATGAAGTTTACGTAAAGCCTGTTGATGATACTAATCTATTTAATGTTTCCAATATTGCATTAATTACATCTCAGCTAAATGCAGATGTTTTTGCTCTCGGAAATGGAACACTTCTTCAGACTGGCGTTAGATATTATGTTGGTGTACGTGCTGTTGATGCTGTTGGGAATAGAGATGCAAATACAGTTATTCTTAACCAAACAAGCCCAGGTATTACAGGTGCGACCAACGCTCAAATCAATGGTGTATTTGCTGTTAATACAAGCAACAATCTTATTGCAACATTCTGGGTTAATGATAACGATGGTGTGATTAACGATCCGACAAGACTTGGAAGCGCATCTTACGTTATCTATGACAGCACAGGGAATCTTATCCCTAGTATGTCAGAAACAGGTATCACTTTCGACTCAAATGGTTTCTTTGAAATAATTCCAAGACCATCAGTTTTAAATCTTGATAATACTTTTTATACCGTTAAAGTTTCTATACCTGTTGATGGTGTTCAAATCATTTACAATCTGCCTATTACATACCCTGAAGCAGGCCCAGAATACGAGCCAAGAGCAGTATTCTCAATTAATGCAGCAAACCAACTTCAAGTGTCAATGTGGGTTGTTAAAAACGGTGAACAGATGAGCACTGAGCTTGGTGTTGCATCATTTACTATTTACGATAAAGATGGTGTTGCTGTAGGCATTTCACAGTCTGGAATTGTTGCCGATGTAAATGGGTTGTTTAAATCAACTCCAGTAAGTGCTAACAATTTAACAGACCTTACTCATTATACGGCAATTTTTTCTGTAGTTGCTGATTCTCAAGCTAGAAGAGGAGCGATTGGTTTAACCATAGCTGAATAACATGAGAAG